AATGCACAGCCCTTGGGCTGCATAACTTACAGGTGTCAACGCGATTCTCATCAGCGTCTCAACCAGATTGCAGAGGTGTACCGATTCTTTTCGGCGCACTGAGCTCGTCGATTTGATCCACTAGTTCTTGTGGATTGTCGACGACCGACGAAAGCCAGGAATGTTCCTGGACTCCGTTGGCGAGTTCTCTCACACTGATATTAATCAAGTGTAAGACAACTTTTGTCAGGGGGTCACCCATCATGACCCCTCGACATGTGGTGATGGTCCTGGTCCCTTCTTTGGGTCCAGGCACACCATAGGTGGATAATACTCCTTCTGCAGTAAAATCCACCTTCCGGGCCTTGTAGCAGGTTGCTACCACAATGCCCTGGAGGATTGGGGGAATGCCGCATTTGCGCATCCACTCAACCCCGACGATTTCAGCCACTTCGTGGAGGATAAAATCGGTTGCCGTCTTGTAGTCTGTTGACAACACGAAGACATCTCGATAGTAGTCGGTTTCATACCGACTACCATCGACCTCTTCTGACGTCGTTCTTTCCACGACGTCGAAGAGGAGTTTCGACTTTCTCTCTGAGAAGAAAGATCGGAACGCGTTCCAGGCATGAGCTTCTTTGCTCATTCCTGAAGTGCTTGACTCATAGGCTTTGCCTAGGGGCCAAGAGCAAATGCCGTTGATAGTATCTAATACCATCTTCAGGCATGCATGTGACTTGGTAACGCTTCGTGCTTTACCAGGTTCATTCGCCACCACGAGGAAAACTCTTGAAAGTTCCTCTGGTTGCATAGAAAGTACTTCTTCAAGCGATCGCCAGAAAATGTACTCTCCAGGGGTGCACTCGGTGAGGTTTTTCTCACACGTGTACTCCCCGCTTACCAGGTCTCGTATAATACAATTCCTGCCAAGCGAACCTTCGTAGACGAGATCGTTAATCGCCCCGATGGTTCCGCCTTCCGCTCGTGTGTTTTCATAACACGAACTGGAGGAGAGGCTGATACCGGCCTTCGTTTGTAGACCGGTAAAAGCATCGTCCGGAGCGTTGTCGATAATTTTTCGCACAGCGCCCCGCACCAGTAGTCTCTGGGTTTTTCCCAGAGGCACTGATTCCAAGGTGAGCGTATCTAAAAGATCCGCTTTCGCTTGGAGACAAACAAGAGGCGGGGGTGTTCCCGCACCTCTCGTCTGTTGCAAGATCCCACGCATAATTAATTTCTGCGTTTCATCTTGGCATTGCATCATCACGAGAAGTGTCTCGCGAAATACAATCGAGAAGGGGTTCTGACTAAACTCGGAACTACCCTCCAAAAGATCGGGGATTCTCCCTAAATTAGAGAATCTTTTGATCAGTTGTCTACAGCTTTTTAATTGGCTGTACCCAACTACGGTTTTGAGGAGGCTTTTCTCTTCCACAATCCCGTCGTAAAACTCATCCGGCAAGAGCCAGGAGAGCATACCAAGTGTGAACATGTCAAATTTTTCCCATGTCCACGCTTCAGACGGATTCGCCAACCAGCGTTGTTGGAAGATTCCGTCAACAGTCATCAAGACCTGTAAGAGCCTTGATGCCCGTGACTTCGTCTCGCGTAACTTATAGTCCCGCGAGCCGTAGTTGGCAATGATCTCACTGTTTTTCCAGCGAGGATCATGCTTACCCGCCAAGAAGAATTTAATCCTCTTGGTGAGTCTTTTCGCCCAGAGGAACGATTCGTTCCCCTGGTCGTGTGCAAGACTACTGAGGTATTTACCCCAGTAAGTCTTGTTAAAGAGCACAAAGCATTTTGCCTTGAAGCTCCTGAGATCATGGAAAGGTATTCCGTGTTTTCCCGAATAACCCGTTTTTATCAGGTTGGCCGGGATTTTGTCCGATAACGTAATTACGTCACCGGTCCAGACGTGAACGTGTGGGGCTTTAAGGCCCCTCTCGTGCGCGTATACGACAGCTGCGTTCACTTTGAACGGGTCTGCGTATTGAATACGGAAGCGGTTTTTCATTTCGCTTCTGTACTCATCGTCATCCAGCTCGAGTTCATCCGAGTTGACTGACGAGGAATCTGAGGTGAAGTTTTCTTCTTCTTCCTCAATATCCCCGCCCGCGAAGACTCCCTTTTCAGGAAAGTCTCGCAGGTTTGATTCGTGTATCGAGCTTAGATAGCTCGACAACGATTCAACCTGACTAACGCTAAGAAAGCGTTCGTCAGTGTCCAAGGGCGGTATCTGTTCCCAGACACCGTCCTTAATCTTCTCAAGCGGGAATCCCGCTTTGAGGAGCACCGGGACATTCATCTTAATCGAGACTGAACCGGCTTGTCGAAGTGTCAGGCACGAAGGTACCTGCTTTGACGACAGATAAAGGTTCTCGCTCTTGGCAAGAACCCTAATCTCTTCCTCTTCGGGCCCTTTATGGGTCCCGTTGAAGAACGACCTAACGCTGCGGCAAGC